ATGTAATAAGCAGTAACGATATCATTGATGCAGCATGCACTAATGATGGCAAAGTTTGTGAGAAATGTGGTGGTGACGCTACTGGTGGTAACAACAAGATTCAATTTTGTTACGACAAAGTTTTATGTGAGCCTTGTGGTGAGGCTTTCTTAGAAGAAGAGAAACAAAGCCTTTTAAAAATGATAAAAGAAGGAGGGTTAGACTAATGGCAATGCCTAGAGAGTTTTACATTCCAGAAAATGCAAAAGAAATCAAAGACGTAAACACTGACGCGGTGGCTTATGTTAATGATTGGGAGGATGGAACCAAGTACACTGCGATGGTGTTTGCTGGTAAGAGATCTAAGTATGACAAATACTATGGTTTCAAAACCGCAGAGAGAAGAGATGAGTATGTCAAACAATACTTTGAGGACATAGCAGCCAGCTACGAAAGCAAAAAGAAATATGCTGAAAAGAAAAAAGCCATGGCTGCTGAAAATCAAGAGAACTACAAAGTAGGAGACATACTTTACAGTGCTTGGGGTTACGATCAAACCAATATTGACTTCTACCAAATAGTGAAAAAAACTAAAAGCATGGTGACTATACAAATGATTGGTAAAGAGACTGAGGTTACAGGTAACGGCTATGACAATAGAGTTATGCCAGTCAAAGATAATTTCATAAGCAAAGAGATAAAAAAGAAAGTTGGACCTTATGGAATCAGCTTAAACACTTATGCTAACGCCAGCCTTTGGGATGGACACCCTAAATACGAGACTGCCTGGGGATATGGACACTAAACTATTATGAAAAAAATATACTTAGACATGGATGGAGTTTTGGCAGATTTTGTCAAAGGAGTAGAGGGCCCGGATTACATAAACGGGCCCTTGGAGGGTGAAGGCCACTACGACGAGCAAAAGGCCGACTTCATAAACAAAAGACTTTTCAGAAACTTACCGGTTATGCCAGGCATGTTAGATCTAATCGCCCTGGTCAAAAACACCGGTTTACCCTGGGAGATCCTCACGGCTACCGGTGAGATCAACAGACCTTTGGTGGTGGCTGATAAGATGGCCTGGATCCACCAGCATGTAGATCCACACGTTGTAGTAACTTGCACAATCAAGGGCAAACACAAAGCAGTATTCGCAAAACCTGGCGATGTCCTGGTTGACGATAAAAAGTCTAACTGCGACGCCTGGGCGGCAGCTGGAGGTATCAGTGTTCACCACACCAGCATGCCTAGCACCCTGGCCCAACTTGAATACCTGGCCAACCAGGAAGATCTCAAAGTTGCCAATTAAATAGCCTAGTAGTATCATCAATCTTGTAGAACTAATTGTTGCGGGCATGGTGCTCGCAATGGCTATTTATAAGGAGGCTGATTATGACTACACACTTCACTTCTGGAGTTACCAATGTTGGAGCTGATTCAACACTAGGTAAATTTAAAGCTCCAGCACCCCATAAGTATCACACTTATTTTAATGATTTTGATACTTACCTGGCGTCCGATTGGACTATTACAACAACAGAAGATGGCACTGGATCTGCAACAGAAGCATTAGCTGACGGCGATGGTGGTTTACTATTAGTAACCAACGCAGCTGGAGATAACGACCATGACTTTTTCCAACTTGTTAAAGAAGGCTACAAATACGAGTCTGGCAAACAGTTAGCATTTAACATTAGATTTAAAACTAATGATGCTACACAGACTGACATTGTTGCTGGTTTACAACTGACTGACACAACCCCACTAGATGTAACAGATGGGATATTCTTTTTGAAATCAGATGGCGCTGCTACAATCAGCTTCATCGTTGAAAAAGATAGCACACAGTCAACATTAACTTTGCCTAACTCTTTGGCCGACGATACTTTTATGACACTTGGTTTCGTTTACGATCCTAAAGATCAGAAGTTTCATGTCTTCCAAAACAATGTTCTAGCTGGCACAGTTGTTAGCACTAATGCTCCAGATAACGAAGAGTTAGCTCTTTCGTTTGGAATACAAAATGGTGCTGCTGCTGCAAAAACTTTGACTGTCGATTACATTGGCGCAAGCAAAGAACGTACAGCAAATACTGAACTGTAAGGAGTAAAACATGGCTGATACAGTAACCAGTCAAACCATTCAAGATGGGGAAAAACTCGCAATCTTGAAATTTACTAATGAGAGCGATGGCACAGGCGAAGCCTCTGTTAAAAAGGTTGACGTATCAGCGTTAGCTAGTAACAGTGCGGGTTCTGCTTGTACTTCGGTTTCAATTTCAAGAATATATTGGGCATGTCGTGGAATGGGCGTAGATATTGAATTTGACGCTTCCACAAATGTTTTGGCAATACCTTTACCAGCTGATAGCACAG